AGCCGTTCCTTCGGCCGCATGGCGGCCCCGCATAAATCAACAGGAGGGCGCATGGCGTTCACCCCGATCACGATCACCTTCACCGACGACCGGCCCGACAGCGGCGCCGGATCGGGCAAGGTGACAGCGACGCTGTCCGAAGCGATCCAGAACGGCACCGAGGTCATCGACCCCACGCCGATCGTCGGCATCCTGAACGCCAGCGGCCAGTTGAAGGACAACACGGGCCTGAACCCGTTCACGCTCGTCGCCAACGACGACGCAGGCACGACCCCGGCCGGATCGACGTACCTGTTCGTGATCCAACTGGACTCCGCGCCACTGCGCGAGGGCTCAGCTGTCGTCCCGCATGCTGCCGCCGGTGGGACGATCGATCTGTCGGTTCTGGTGCCGGCACCGTGACCCACTCAGCCACGCTGCTCGCCCTCGACGCGCTTGCCGTGTTCCGGCTGACCAGGCTCGTCGTTGCTGACAGCATCACCGCCAACCTCCGCATCCGTGCCAGCGGCGTCCGGCCGACCAGCGACCGGCACCTGACCGGCGAGAAGATGATCATGGTCGCGCGCCCCAGGCTCGCCGAGTTCCTCGGCTGCCCATGGTGCGTCAGCCCATGGCTGGCGGCCGCTGTCGTGGCCTGTCAGGCGCTGGCACCCCACGTGTGGCTGTACGCCGCCGCCGTGCTGGCGTTCTCGGCGGTTGCCGGGCTGCTCGCGGAGCACTCCTAGCCGATGGCCACGGTGACGCGCGGCGGCTGGTTTCGCCGGAACCACAAGGCGATCACCGCCTCAGGCACTCGCATCGAGTTCGTTGGTCATGGGCGCGGGCTGACCGCGGCCGCGAACCGGCTCGACATCTCCGACCGCAAGGAAGCCGCGCGTCAGATGCGGCTGCGTCAGGGCTGGCAGTTCAACGCGTGGGCGTACCGCGACTCGATCGGCGAGCTTCGCTACGCACTGAACTTCCTCGCGAACTGTGCCGCGCGCATGAAGATCTTCCCGGCCGTCTACCCGCAGGGCGGCGAAACCGACAACCCCGTCCCGCTCGCCGAGCTCGACGAGCAGGTTCCGGCCAGCGTGATCACCGCGTGCGCCGCAGCGATGCAGGCACTGGGGAACGGTCGCTGGGACATCTCGGACACGATGCGGCGCCTGTCGACGAACAAGAGCGTCGCCGGCGAGTGCTTTCTGCTCGGCGAAGAGGATCCGCTGACCGGCGATGACACCTGGTCGATCCGGTCGATCTCCGAGATCCTGATCAAGGACGACAAGTACTACCTGCGCGAAGTCCCGACCGACAGTCAGGGCGTTCTAGGCCAGCGGGAGCTTGACCCCGAGCTGTGCGTGATCTCGCGGATCTGGACGCCGCACCCGCAGTACCGGATGTGGGCCGATTCGCCGATGCGAGCGATGCAGGACGACTGCGAGAGCCTGCTGATCCTCCGCCGCATGATTCGCGCCGCGGGCCGGTCAAGGTTGGCGGGCGCTGGGATCCTCGGGATTCCGGAGGGCCTCGAGATCAAGATGCCGGACAACGACAACGGCGACCCTGAAGCCGACCCGTTCCTCGGCCTGCTCACCGAGGCGATGATGACCCCGCTCGACAACGAGGGCGCCGCCTCCGCCGTGGTGCCGATCGTGATCCGCGGTAAGGGCGAGCTGCTGAAGGAGATCACGCACATCACCCTCGGCCAGCAGTTCGCGAAGGAGGACGCTGACACGCGAGCCGAGCTGGTCGGCGTGATCGCGACGACCCTCGATCTCCCGAAGGAGATCATCACCGGCATGATGGACGCGAACCACTGGACGGCCTGGCAGATCGATGACAGCACGTTCCGCCATCACGTCGAGCCGCACGTGATCCTGTGCTGCGACAGCCTCACCGGCGCGTTCCTGCGCCCGTTCCTCGAGGTCGAAAACGTCCCGGTCGAATGGGTGAAACGGCTGCTGCTCTGGTACGACCCGACGGAGCTCGTAACGCACCCGGACAGGGCGAAGGATGCGCAGACGGCGTATGACGCGATGGCGCTGTCCGGCGAGGCTTTGCGGAACGCGTACGGGTTCTCCGAGACGGACAAGCCAACGATCGAGGAGCTCGAGATGCGGCGCGTGATGGACATTCGCGCGCTGCCGCTGAACCTGCTGATGGAGTACGCGTCCCGGGCGGATCCGACGCTGATCGTTCCGCCGATGACCGGGCCGCCACAGTTGCCGGGGATCAAGCCCGGCGGCGGCGTCGATGTTGGCGCCGCACCACCGACCGCAGGCGCGCTCCCACCGGCCGGCGGAACGATCGCTGGTGAATCGCCGAAGCCGTCTGTGGACACGGCCGCCCCTGGGCCGCCGTCGGCGGATCGTCCCGAGCCGAAACCGCCCGCGATCATCGCCGCCGGCGCGGATCCGGCCGCGCGCTTGTCTCGCAAGCTCGCGGAGATTGACCGAGACTTACGCGCTCGCCTGCAGATCGCCGCGAACGCCGCGATGTTGCGCCAGCTCGAGCGCGTCGGGAACCGGCTCAGGAGCAAGGTCGCGAAGGACGAGACGATGCGCACGAAGATCGCGCACCGCGCGAACGAGCGCGTCGCAGCGATTCTCGGCCCGGAGATCGTCACCGCCGCCGGCGTCAACGTCGACCAGCTGCTCGGCGACGGATGGACGGGCTTGCAGGCGCAATTCATGCAATGGACGGAGACCGCGCAAAAGCAGGCGCTCAAGCTCGCGCTACGGCTCGGTGGCCTCGACGCGACCGACGACGCGGCCCGGCAGGCGGAGCAGGCGATGGCCGAGGGTCGTGACAGGGCGTGGGAGGTGCTGTCAGGCGCGCTCACAGGCCTCTCAGAGCACTTGCTGTACAACCCGGACCCGAACACTGCCGCCGGCGACTGGGGTGATCTGAACCCGCAAACGCTCGTTCCCGCCGGCACGATCCGCGCTGCATTGGCGATCGCCGGCGGGACGGACACCTCAGCGGTCACCGTCGGCGAGCAGGGCGCGACCGCGCTGATGCAACCGGTCGGGCAGATCGGGACCGGCGCCACGATCGGCGGCCTGCTCACAAGTGCGGGCGGCGAGACGGACAGGTGGGAATGGAGTCACGCGTCGACCGCGCAGAATCCGTTCGAGCCGCACGAGGACTTGGACGGCGTCGAGTTCGACAGCTTCACCGACGACGTGCTCGCGAACACCGGAGATTGGCCGCCCGTCGAGTACTACCTACCCGGTGATCACAGCGGCTGCCTCTGTGACGCTGTGCCGCTCTGGAATTTTTCGGGTGCCTCTGCGGTAGAATGAGCGGATGCAAACACGCCCATGTTGGAAGTGCTCAGCGCCGGTTCCCATCAAGCCGAAGCAGCGCGGTCGCGTCGCCTGCGAGAACTGCCGGTGGCGGCAAAAGGGTCGAGCGCGCGTCGAGTGCGTCTGTCGGGAGTGCGGTCGCCGCTATCGCACGGCCTCGGGAGCGACGATCTGCGGCTCCTGCCGACACCGAGCCGACAAGCATCCGTGCGCGATGTGCGGCGAGCCGTGTGACAAGCGGGCGACGGTCTGCCTCTCATGTGCGCCCGAGCACCACATCAAGGGACGCGAGCTGGGCCCAGGGCGCTACGTCAATCGCGGGTACGCGTTCGTGCGCGTGCCGGGCGATCCCCGTGGTCTGTATCGGCGCGAGCACATCATCGTCATGGAGCGCCACTTGGGGCGGTATTTGCTACCCGGCGAGACGGTGCATCACAAGAACGGAATCAAGGACGACAACCGTCTCGAAAACCTAGAGCTGTGGGTCAAATCGCAGCCAGCAGGACAACGCGTCGAGGATCTTCTCGCCTGGGCGCGCGAGATCATCGAACGCTACGGCCCATAGGAGGTCGACATGCCGCGACTGCAGAACGCCGTTAGCCGCACCGAGTTGATCGCCAGTCACACGTACGGGCGCGATGCGTTCGCGTCGTACCCGTGGGATCAGTGCATCCAGGATCAGCTCGACAAAGGCGAGTCCCAGGAATCGGCCGAGAAGATTTGTGGGTCAATCAAGGCGCAGAACGCGAACGCGGCCGCCGCCGACGCGTACGCCAGCGTTGTTCCGCCGGCGCCCGCTGCCGCGAGCCCGGACGAGGCTGACGCCGCTGTGACCGACTGCATTGCTGCGATCAAAGCGGCGGTGGATAAGGCGATCGAGGCGCAGAAAGCCGATCCGGACACGGACGATCCGAAGGACGAGAAGGTAATGACCGGTCTCACTGCGCTGTCCGAGCAGGTTGCCGCGCTGGTTGGCGACCAGGCCGCGGACGCCGGCGAACCGGAGCCCGCTGCGAAGGCGCCGGTTACGGCTGCGGGGACGGTTCCGGCGCAGCCGGTGGCGACGAAGGGCGGCACGACACCGGACGCGAACCCGGTCGACGAGCAGGGGAACGTCGACAACGGCGTGATCTGCGCGAACCCGGACTGCGGGCACCTGGCGTCAGCGCATGCGAACACCGATCAGGGTGACAACACGGGCGCCTGCTCGATGCTGAACTGCTCGTGCGAGGGAATGAACGTCGATTCGGACCCGAACAACGACGCCGACGACGATGCTGATGGCGACGGGATCGCCGACAACAGCGGCGTGACGCCGGCTGCGGACAAGCTTGCGAGCTCGCCGGTGAACGCTGTCCCGGACGCGCCGGTGCCTCCCGGTCCGCCCGCGCAGGACCCACAGTCGACGTTGAATGCGCCGCCAGAGGTTCCGGGCGGCGAGAACATGGGTCCGGCGTTCACGATCCCGGTGCTGATCATCGAGGGGCAGCCGACCGGTGACGGCCGGCAAATCGCTCCCGGCGCGCTGACGTGGCGCACACCACCGCTGCCTCTGATTGGCTTGGCCACCGAGACGCACGATCCGGAGGGGTTCGACCAGAACGATCCGGCAGTCTTGTGTGGCCGGATCGACTCGCTGACCCGCGCTGACGGGGAGGGTGGCACGCAGATCATCTCTGCGCAGGGGTTCTTTCTCGCGAACGATGACGGCCAGTACTTCGCGGATCTCGTCGAGGGCATGGGCCGCGTCGGCGTATCTGGCGATGTCGCGGCGAACGCGACGGAGATCGAGGTCGGCGACGTCGACGAGATGGGCTTCCCGATCGAGATGTCCGAGAAGCTGACCGAGGGCGTCGTGATGGGCGCCACGATCGTGCCGTTCCCAGCGTTCGAGGGCGCGTACATCGTGCTCGGCGACGGAACCGAGCAGCCCGACGCGCACGCGATCCCGCAGACCGCCGACAGCCCGACGGTGCCGGACAAGCCGCCCGCTGCGGTCACGGCTGGCGGTCAGCTGGTGCACCTGATGACCTACGAGGCGTGCGAGCCGTGCGACCAGGGGCTGGACGTGATCGCAGCGTCCGGTGCTGGACCGGTCGCACCCCCGAAGGCATGGTTTGAGGATCCGAACTTCGATCCGGACGACGGGCGAATGGTCGAGATCTTCGACCGGCGCGGACGGCGGGTGATCGGCGGCAAGTTCGCATGCCCGCTGACGATCACTGACGAGGGCCGCGTGTTCGGGCACATCGCCCCGTGGGGCGTCTGCCACACCGGCACCAGCGGCCAGTGCATCTTGGCGCCCCGCTCGAGCACCGGGTACGCGCACTATCGCCGCGGCCAGCACTTGGTGACCGCGGAGGGCGACACGATCCGCGTCGGCGTGATCACCTGCGACGCAGGACACGCCCCGATCCGCGGAATCTCAGCGTCGCAAGCGATGGCGCACTACGACAACACGGCTGTCGCGGTCGCGGACGTGAACATCGGCGAGGACGAGCACGGCATTTGGGTCGCCGGCGCAATGCGCCCCGACGTGACCGAATCACAGGTCCGGAAGCTGCGCGCCTCCTCAATCAGCGGTGATTGGCGGCAGCTCGGCGGCTCGCTCGAGCTCGTCGCCGCGCTCGCGGTGAACCAGCCCGGGTTCCCGATCGTTCCCACGCAGGCCGTGCTCGCGGCCGGCGAGCAGGCCCTGGTCGCCGTCGGGACGTCGGTGATGGACCGCCTGAAGCATCCGCCTGTCGCCGAGGTCGCGGAGGGCGACGCGGTGCTGCGTGCCGCGCTCGCGCCGCTGCTCGGCGATGCAAAGACTCGTGCGCGAGACCGCCTGGCTGTCCTTAGAGACTGACGGTCGAGCTGACGGTCAGAGTTCCGTCCGCGACCGTGATATTCTTCCGGTGTCTCGCATGGCGAGGCTCCCGACGCACCGGACCATGGGTCTCAGGGCGTCACAGCAACTCAACGTTTCCCGAGTTCCCAAGGAGCCCTTGCCGCTATGGATGAGATCCGCGAGCTACTGCAGAACCTGAACCAGCTGTCCGCCGAGGATCTTGAGCGTCTCCGCGGCCTGATCGTCGCCCAGTTCGACGCTGTCGACAAGGAGCCGACGACCCCTGAGAACGTCGCGCTGCTAAACGAGCTCGCCGACGCTGGCGAAGCGGTCCAGGCCGAAGGCAGTGAGCGTGAGGCGGCGCAAGCGCAGGCGGAGGCCGACAAGGAGGCCGCTCGCCAGCGGATCGCCGCGATCAGCGGCAACGGCGACGAAGAGCCCGAGGCTGAGGCCGAGACGGCCGAGGAGGCTGAGGCTGAAGCCGAGACTGCTGAGGAGCCCGCAGCTGAGGCCGAGACGGCCGAAGAGGCTGCCGAACCGGTCACCGCGACCGGCGGTCGCGTCCGCAAGCTTGCCGCCAGGCAGCCGAAGCCGAAGGGCAGCCCGGAGACCGGCGAGGACACGCAACGCACGGCGCTCGTCGCGTCCGGTGAGGCGCGTGGATTCCCTGCCGGCACGGAGCTCGACAAGGAGAAGCTCGCGTACTCGATGTCAGCAGCCTTGGAGGCTCGGCGCGGCCAGCAGCCCGCCGGCCCGCGCGGCAGCCGTGGCCGGGACGTGATCATCGCTTCCGCGTCATGGGCGGACCAGTATCCGGAGGAGCGCAGGCTGCGCAACCAGGACTGGTTGCACAACGAGCGCGTGTTCCGTCAGACGAGCCGTGAAGCGCTGACCGCGACCGGCGGGATTTGCGCGCCGGTGAACGTCGACTGGTCGATCAACATGATCGCCGATAGCGCCCGCCCGTTGCAGGGCGCGTTCCCCGCGAATCAGGTGTCTCGTGGTGGTCTGATCTACCGTCCCGACCTCGATTTCAGCGTCGCGGACGGCGCGATCGGCATTTGGACGGAGGCAACAGACGCGAGCCCGGCCGGCGCGACGAAGCCGATCTACACGGTCTCCTGCCCATCGACCGACACCGTGTACGTCGAAGCGGTCACCTCGCGGCTCGGGTTCGGGAACATGCAGTCCCGATTCGACCCGGAGACCGTCGCCGCGAACACCGAAGCGGCGCTCGCCGCCTATGCGCGGACGGCGGACAACAACCTGCTGAACCTGCTCGCCACCGCGTGCACGCAAGGCGTCACGACCGCACCGTCAACGAAGCTCGGCGCCACCCGCGACTTGGGGATGGCGATCATCCAAGCGGTCGCCGCGTTCCGCAACCTGCACCGCGCCTACGAGGGCGTGACGCTCCGGGCGGTGTTCCCGACCTGGGTGAAGGATCTCCTCCGGATCGATCTGCTCCGCGAGACCGCGCACCAGCAGGGGAACGACTGGAATTCGCTGTCGGTCACCGACGAGCAGATCGTGAGCCTACTCGAGGACTGGGGCGTATCCCCGATCTTCCACCTCGACGGCCAGTCCACCTCCGCCCCGGGCCTGGGCAGCGCGGTGAACCAGTACTTCACCTCGCAGTCCGGCTCCGCCGCGATCGAGACATTCCCGACCGAATGCGTCTGGTACCTGTACTACGAGGGCGCGGTCCAGTATTTGGACGGCGGCCGGCTCGACCTCGGGATCGTCCGAGACAGCCTGCTTGACGCCACGAACGATTACGAGTGCTTCGTCGAAGTGTTCGAGACGCTCGCGTTCCGAGGATTCGGCGGCGGCGCGATCCAGTTCGTCAGCGCGCTGTGCGCGAACGGCGGATCGGCTGGCACGATCAGCACCACCGGCGTCTGCGCGTAACCGGCGGATGCGCGCACCATCACAGGGTGAGGACAGTCGGTGACCTACGTTTTCGGTCCTCCGGTTGTCGTTCCGGCGATCCCGCCGCAGCCGCCGCAGCTGACGCTGATCGGCGCGAGCGTGAAGCCGGACAACACGACCGACCCGGCATCCTCAACCGCTGACACGTCCGGTCTGGATGCGGCGCTGCGGCAGGAGTTGTCGCAGCGCGAAGGGCCGATGTGGATCCGCGGGTTCACGTACGCGCCAGAGAACCATTACGCGGTCGAGAACCGCGACCCGCAGGACTTCACCAGCGTCGACCTCCCAGCACTACCGGCACCGTCCGGATTGCAGCTGTCGCAGGGCACGGGCGGCACGTTGGCGGACGGCACCTACAAGTACGAGGTGACCGCAGTCAACGCGAACGGGGAGACGACACCAGGCACCGCCGTGTCGATCACCGTGTCCGCCGGCGGCGGGACAGCATCCGTGATCGGCTCGTTCGATCCGGTCGAGGACGGCGACACGTACAAGGTGTACGGGCGCATCTCAGGCTCTTTGGGGCTGATCGCGACCGTCGGCCCGTTCGACCCCGACAACCCCCCGTCATTCACGGACACAGGCTCGGTGTCACCCGGTGCGACGCCGCCGGTGTCGAACACGACCGGCGGTGTAGGCCCGTACACGAATCTGCCGACAGTGCAAGTGCAGCCGTGGATCATCGTTGCCGCCGACTTCTGCTCAACGTTCGGGTTCGAAGCCCGCGACTTCAAAGGCCGCGCGCTGCGGCTGCTCGAGAACGCGCAATATCAGGCTGTTGAGCGCGAGTTCTGGACCGGCGCGCTCGCACAGGCGAAGGGGTACCCGAACAACTATCTGACTTCCTCGAGCGCGGTGGACCTGACACCGGGCTCCGGGGCGCCAAGCGTCGCGCGCGGCCAACAGATCCTGCAGGACTACTTGGCAACGCAGGGGTTCGGCGGGCAGGGCATGATCCACTGCCAGCCGCAGACCGCCCCGAACCTGCTGAACGCACGCCGGGTCGGGAACCTGCTGCTCGACGTGTTCGACAACATCATCGTCCCCGGCGTCGGCTATCCGGGAACCGCGGCAAGCATCGGCACGCCATCCGCGACGACTGCGGTGATGTTCGCGACCGATCTCGTATGCACCCGCGTTGAGGGGCAGGGCCGCGTAAGCCTCGTCGATCCGGACGGTCACGTGTACCCCGACTCGTTCGCTGAGGCCGTGTACCGTGGCGAGGCCGGGTTCCCGAACCGCGTCACGTTCCGCGCAGAGAAATACGGGTGCGCGTACTGGGACGGGGCGATCCAAGCCGGCGTGCGAGTGACCCTCGCAACCTGATCTTTCGACGCGATGCCAAGCACCTTGCTGATCCGATCCAACCAAAGGAGCCACCGTGAGCCTTCCTGATGGAGCCGCCTCAATATTTGCGGTGGCGACTCGTATCTCCACGCTCGACAGCTCGGGGTACGTTGACCCGGGCGCGAACACGTACACCACGACCACGCTCGTGAAGTGCACGGTCAACCCGGTCGTTGAGACCGGTGATGACATCGTGATCAAGAACGCCGCCGGCGATCTCGCAGCGTGGGCGAAGCACCCGGACATGCGGAAGTACCACACCGTGTCGCTCGAGCTCGCGACCCCCGACCCGGCCTTGGAGGCCGCATGCGCGGGTGGCGTGATCTTCACCGACAGCTCAAGCGCGTTGGGGACTCCGACAGGGCTGACGGTGACTCCGCAGACGACGCTCGGAACGCTCGCCGCGGGCACGTACGGGTACCGGGCAACGTACTACAACGCGTACGGCGAATCGGCAGCCGCGAACGACGTGTCCGCGGTCACGACCGGTTCGACGAGCCTGAACGTGATCAACGTCGGCACGATGGCCGCCGGCGCGCTCGGCGTTCGCGTGTACGGTCGCACGATCGGCGGTGAGCAGCTGATCGGCCAGATTCCGAACATCGGCACCCAATCCACATCGGCGGCATCGGGCACCGGGACGGTGACGTCGCTCTCGATGACCGCGCTGACGAAGAGCATTCCGATCGGGACGACGTTCCAGATCGCCGGGGACACGAACTCGCCGAAGATCGTGTTCACCACCACCGCGTTCGCCCCCGCCGGCACCGTCACGCTCGCGGTATCAGCGTCGCAGTCGGTTACCACCACGATCGCCGCCGGAAATCTCGTGCCGGTGTTCGTTGACACGGGTGCGGTCACCCCGTCCGGTTACGTGCCGCAGTCTGATACGACGGCGGGCCCGGGCGAGGTCGGCTACCAGGAGCCCGCGCTCGGGATCGTCGGTAACCCGAACGGGATCAGCATCGAGTTGTGGTCAAAGGCGATCATCGCCGGCTTCCAGACCTCGACGCTGCCGTACTACCGGTGGGTTCTGCCGCGCGTGACAGGGATGCACACGACGCAGCGGGACATCGCGAACACGAACACGCAAACGGTGATGGAAGGCCAGGGGTACGGGAACCCGAACTGGGGTTCCGGACCGTTCGGCGACTGGCAGTTCGATTCGTCGAAGGTGTTCCAGCGCGCGCGGTGCGGCGCGCAGGTGCTGCCGGCCGCGTCGAACGCGCCAACACCCGTCGCAGCCAACGTGTAGCGGTGCGCAACGGTCCTTGCAGCCCCTGGGTTCCCGGGGCCGCTGTCGCACAGTTGCCGTGGGTACAGGCGGCGGCACAGAAAGCTGTCGCCGGCTCGAACCTGACCGACGAGCAGGTCGACGTGATCTGCGCGGAGGGCGCTCAGGCCGCCTCAGAGATCCTGTACGAGCTGTCCGGCCGCATGTTCACCGGCGAATGCGGCCCGGAAACGATCCGGCCGCTGTCGCGCCCAACGGACGTCGACACGAGGTTCGCGTGGTTCGGCGGCCTGGGCTACAACACGTCGTGGGGGTACGCGCAGTGGTATGACAGCGTGCCCGGCGTCGCATCGCATTACGGGCAGCTGAACCCTCCCGAAATCGACCTCGGCACCTATCCGGTCACGAGCATTGTGCAGGTGCTAATCGACGGGGTCGTCATTCCGGCGGACGAGTACGAGCTGCGTGACGGGCGGACGCTGGTCAGGATCCGGCCGACCGCGGCGTCGGTGCCGACGGAGCGGTTCGGCTGGCCGACCGGGCAGATCATGGATCTCCCCGACACGGAGCAGGGCACGTTCTCCGTCACCTATCTGTTCGGTCAGGTGCCACCCGCGTCCGGGCAGCTCGCGGCCAGGAAGCTGGCGGAGTACCTGGTGCTGCCGCAACTCGGCGACGACACCCACTATCCACGCCGGGTGACGTCGATCACCCGTCAGGGCGTGTCAGCCACCGTCACGGACGTGATGGACGTCCTCAAAGCGGGCTCGCTGGGCATCTACGAGGTCGACAGTTTCATCCTGGCCGTGAACCCGTGCAAGAACCAGCGGCAAGCGAGCGTGTGGAGCCCGGACACAGGCCGGCCCCGCCGTCAAGCGATCCCGTCTCTACCAACCTAGGAGCCATCCCGTAATGCCCGAGCCTCAGATCACGATCACGATGGATCTCGCCGACGCGCAATGCCTGTACGCAGCGTTCGGCGCGGCCCTGAATCCGCCGGCGCCCCCGGCCGAACCCCAAGGAGCAGCCGTGGACGTTTCAATCAGCGGTGACCCGTTCGCCCCGGAACCGGCCACGGTGCCCGAGAGCGCGCAGCAGCCCGCTCAGGAGCCTCCGGCGCCTGAGCCAGTGTCACCGGACCCGCAGCCCGAGCCTGCCGCCACAGAGCCGCAGAGCGAGCCCACCCCGGAGCCGGTTCCCGGAGTCACTCCAGGTCACCCGATGGATGCGGTGACAGGCGAGCCGCTGGACCTGACGCCCGACCAGCATGAGGCGCTGGCACAGGCGCCGCTCGACCCTCCGGACCCGGCGCTCGCGCCTGCCCTCCAGGAGCCTGCTTCGCCCGAGCCCACGCCGACCGAGGAGGCCCCCGGTGGAATTCCCAGCGAGTAGGTTCGTCAGAGCCGGTGCGACACCGGACGAAATCGAGACGCTCCGCGGGCTCTTCGACGAGCTCGGCGCGGCCGCGCAACAGTCGTACCTGGATCAGATCGCCCCGTTGAGCGACTACGCGCTCGGCGAGCTGGTACGAGTCCGCCGCGACGCGACCCCCGAGCCGGAACCGGCGCCCGAGCCAGAGCCTGAGGCGTCGGGGTTCGGGTCAGTCGCGCCGTCGCCTGACGACGTTCCGCCGCCCGACGTTCACTAGTGGCAAGCCTCGCCGGTCTGCCGCAAACCGCGGCGAAGCTGCTCGCCGACTTCATCGCGCAGCTCGAGCAGCTGGATGTTGAGATCCCGGAACGCCGGTATGTCGCGTCCACGCCGATCCCGGTATGGGACGGCGAGCAGCTCACGGTGTCGCTGAGCGGAATGAGCCAGGGACAGCCCGGCGCCGGTTTCGGCGGCACCTTTCACCCGTCGGCGCTGAACCAGTTCGCGCAGTTCGCGGTGCAAATCGTCCGGAAGGTGAGCGTGCTGCAGGCGGACGGCCCGTTCCGCTCCACGATCCCAACAGGCGACGAGATCAACGCGGACGGGCTGGTCACGATGGGTGACGCCGCGGCACTGTGGACTGCCGCAGCCCGCTTGCATTTCACCTACGCCGAGGGCATGCCGGGGACCGGCTTCGAGGTTGGGCCCTTGCAGACCGTTGGCCCCGAGGGCGGTTTGGCGGGCGTTCGCCTGCTCCTCAGCCTGACCGTCGACTAGTGCCAGAGGCGACGCCACACCCCGGCGCGTCCGAGCGCGCGACCCACGATCACGTTCTTGGCTCTGCGCCGCATCCGCTTCGGGTTTCCGGACGCGACCGCCTCCACATCATCGACAACACGGGCGGCGCGGAACAGCTGGCTGGAGAGACTACGCTTCGGCATCGTCATCACGCTCCTAACGTGGTGGCCATGCCCCTCGGCCGTTCACGCGGTGCGAGGGGCGCTTTCGCAGAAGCCTACTGGGCGGCGATCGTCCGGGCAAGCACTGCCACCGACGCGCGCAGCGCGTGCCCATCGTACGGGCATCGTTCGGAGAACACGATCGTGCCGTCGGTCTGGATCGTGATGTGCAACGACAGTCCGGCCTTCACGATCGCGCCGACCGGCCGATCCGGATCCATCACAGCGTCCTGGTGCTCGCCGACGATCATCACGGTCAGATCGAACCCGAGCCCGCTCGTCCATTCCTCCCACTGCGCCTGAGCCGCGTCCAGATCCTCGCGCGTGAGCACCGACAGGAGGCTACACCCGTGCCCGACGTACACGTCGTCATAGACGGCGCCGAAATGGACATGCTGCTGCACTCGCCAGAAGGCCCAGTCGTTCGGCACCTCATGGAACGTGCAACGGTCGTTCAGACCGCCGCTCGCCAGCAAGCGCCGATCCGCACCGGCTGTCTGCGCGAGAGCATCGTCAAGCGCGTCGAGAAGATCGGTGACGAGGTCGCGGTCCGCATCGTGTCGGACACCACGCCGTGCTCAGCATCGCGAACCTCGTACTCGCTGTTCGTGCACGAGGGCACAGGCCCGCACGACATTCCGGGCGCGTTCGGGATCCCAGTCCCGTTCGGTGTCGGCGGCCGGTTCGACGGGAAGTTTCACCCGGGCACCAAAGCGAACCGATTCCTCGCAGATAACTTGCACCTCGCCTTGCTGTAGCTGCCGCCGCGGTTCTTGCTGTCTCCCGCGGCCCATGGCGTTCCGGAAGCGGGACAGCGTCACGGACGCCAGCAGCCGAGCGTCGTTTGGATGGGCGGCGCTCGGAGCCTTCAACCATCCACACCATCCACCAGGAGGAGAACCCCATGTGCCCTGAATTAGCCGTGGTCGGAAAAGTCGACGACCCCGACGAACTGGACCTCGATCCAGTCGTTGTGCCGGTCTGCGCGTACAAGATCGAAACGCGCGAAGAGGTGATCGAGAAGTTCCCGTTCCGGCCGGTGATGCCGCCCGGCACCGTTGCATACCTGGAACGCATCGGCGGTCAGACCGCCGGGGTGAACGTCGCGGTTGCCGTCCTGAACGACTGCGTGATCGCGGACGCCCGCGAACGCTGGGACGAGTTCCTGGGACGTGACGATCTCGCGATCGAAGCAACAACGCTCGCTGACCTGTTCAAGGCGCTCGTGGAGCATTACGGTGAGCGCCCTACGAAGCGGTCCACCGGCTCCTCACGCACTGGCACGCGTTCCGGGCGGACATCGAGGGCCGCGCAACCCTCCATGGTGTAACGCTCCGCGGGCAGCCATTCCCGCGGATCCTCGACGCCGTGTACGCGTCGATGATCGATGACACGGTCGACAGCGCGCGAATGCACGCTCGCCAGCAGGTTGATCTTGTGCTGGCAACCCCGGTCGATCCGGAAGAGGCCACGCAGTTCAAACGCGACCACTGGGGCATGACCCCCGGGGCGGTCGCGGACGCAATGCAGATGGACGCGCAGCTGGGTGATGTGACGTACGGCGAATGAGGGAGGTGATGCCATGTCTGTAGTCGGCACGGCAGAAATCCTCATCGTTCCGAATGCCGCCGGGTTCAAAGATGCGCTGAAGGCCGAGACCGACGCGTCGTTCGCCGGGATGAAAAAGGACGCGGAGGTCGCGGGCGCGGACGCTGGCGCCAGCCTCCGCGGCGGCGTCACGAAAGAAGCCGGGAAGCTCGAGCACGATCTCGGCGATATCGGCGCCGCCTCAGGCGTCTCGCTGCGCGAGGGAGTGAAGGACGGCTCCAAGGGTCTCGGGAACGATCTCGGGGATCTCGGGGCGTTGAGTGGCGCGAACCTGCGGCGCGGGGTCACCGACGAGACCGGAAAGCTCGCGGACGACATGGCCCGCGACGGGGCGCGCGGCGGCGAAGAGATGGCGAAGGGCGCCGGCGGCGGCCTTTCCAGGCTCGCGACCCTGATCTCGAACACCGGCCTACCGCTCGGTGGCCTGACCGCCGGACTCGAAAAGGCCGGCGGAGCAGCCGAACACGCAGAATCGAAATCCTCAGGGCTCGCCGGATCGCTCGACAAGCTCGGCGGCGTCGCGCTCGCCGGTGTCGCGGCCGCAGGGTTGACGGTCGCCGCTGTTGGCGTGCACATGGCGGAGGGGATGCAGACCGCGGACGCGTCGATCGCCTCCGCCGCCGGCACCTCGACGAAAGCTGCGACCGAGATCGGGAACGCGTTCCTCGGAACCGCCGGCAAAACAGAGTTCGGCGGCGAGGAGATGGCAAAGGCGTACGCCGCCGTTGCCGGGCAGCTGAAAGCCACCGAGGGGCACGCGCTCGACACCGGCGAGGCGCTGTCGGTGATGACCGCGTCCGCTGATCTCGCGGAGGCGAAACAGATTGACCTCGGCGATGCCACGAGCACGGTCGCCGGTGTCTTGCAGGCGTTCCAGTTGAAGGCGTCGGACGCGAGCCATGTGACTGACGTGCTGTATCAGGCGTCGAACGCGACCGGCCAGTCAATCGACACGCTCGGGAACCAGCTGGAAAAGGTCCGGTCGAAGCTCGGGGAAACGTCCGGTTCGGTTGGCGATCTTGCCGGGCTGTTGGTCGACATGACGAACCAGGGGATCACCGGCAGGGCGGCGATGGCCGCGCTGAACTCGGGGATGAACACGCTGCAGAAAACGTCGACCGGCGTGGTCACCGCCACCTCGAACGAGAAGGCGGCGTACGACCAAATGTCGCCGTCGCTGCAAAAGCTCGCGGACGCCTACCGGTCCGGGTCGATGACGAGCTCCGAGTTCACGAAGGCGACCGACGCGCTCCCGCCGGCGCAGGCCGACCTCGCGAAAGCGTTCGCTACCGCGTCGACGGCGGTGCAGACCGCACAGATCAAGTTCAAGGAGATGGGTGTCACCGCGTTCGACGCCCAGGGCAAGTTCGTGGGGATGGGCTCGATCATCGATCAGCTGCATCCGAAGTTCGCGCGAATGACCCAGGATCAGCAGCTCGCCGCGGCCGCGACCCTGTTCGGCGCGGGCGCGGCCCGGCAGATGGTCGCGGTGATCAACGCCGGCCCCGCCGCATACGACAAGGCCACCAACAGCGTCAACCAGATGGGCGCGGCGCACTCGGCGGCTGCTAAGCAGGCGAGCACGCTGCACGGCGAAGAGAAAACGCTCGAGGCCGAATTCGGCGACCTGGCGACGAAGGTCGGCGAGGTGCTGATCCCGGTGATCACCACATTGGTCGGCTGGTTCGCGAAAGCCACGTCGTTTGTTGCCGATCACAAGGCCGCGCTGATCGCTTTGGCGGCTGTTGTCACAGGGATTTTGGGGCCGGCGATCGCGGTGTTCACGATCAACAAGATGGCTGCGTTCGCGGAGTCGTTCGTGACCGCGAAGGGGCACGTCACCGATTTCGCATCCGGGGTGCAGACGGCGGTGTCGAAGGTGATCGGCCTGTTCGGGCAGCAGTCCGCGGCTGCGAGCAAGATGGCCGGGGACGTCGGCACGAGTACAAAGGCGGCATCGGGGTCGGTTGCGACCGAGGCGACGGAGGTCGGCACGTCGACGACCGCGATCGAAGGGGAGAACACCGCTGCCGCGACGTCGTTTGAGGGCGTCGGAGTGTCTGCCGGTGCCGCAGCGACTGAGGTTGGTACCGCGGAGGCCGCGCTCGCCGGCGAGGTAACTGCGGCCGATACCACGATCGAGACTGAGAATGCGGCGGCTGGCGCATCGTTCACGGCGTTGCTCGGGCCGTTGGCGGCCGCGGCCGGGCTCGGATACGTCCTGAACACGTTCGGAACTCCGAACGCGCAGGCGCACTACACGAGCACCGCGACCGGTCAGCAGGTTTACAACCCCAGGGCGCAGACGGGATCGATCCATTTCGGGCCGGGTGGTGAGACGACTGCGGCGGGGCCGGTCAATCAGCCTGGTGATGCTGCGACGACGACGGGCGGGCCGACGCTGAAGCAGGCGGCGGGGCTCGGCGCGAACATCGCGAAGCTCGGAGTGTCGACCGATCAGAACACGGTCTCGACTGACAGGCACACAGCGGCGACGGAGAAGCTGACCGCGGCGCTGAACATGCATTTCGGGAAGGCCGGGTCGGAAACGATCGCGGGTGCCAGCACGGGCGGCTACAAGGGCTCGTCGTTGATGAGGGCGGCGGAGGATCCGTATGCGCCCGCGTCGGTGACACGGTGGGCGGCGATCGCGCAGGCCGCGGCCGCGAAATACGGGGTTCCGGTTGATGAGCTGCTGGCGCAGATCGACCAGGAGTCCACCGGGAACCCGGGCGAAGTGTCGTCCACGGGCGCGTTCGGCGTCTCGCAGTTCGAGCCGGGCACCGCCGCGAAGTACGGCGTGCAGCGCGGCACGAGCACAGCAGCAGTCGAGTCGCAGATCTTCGGGGAGGCTCACTATCTCGCGAACCTCGGGAACTCGACCAGCCAGACCGCGGCACTGGAGGGCTACTACACGGGCACGGTCGGCAATCCGGCCGGCGCCGGCTACGCAGCCCAGATCGAGGGCGGCGAGCACCTGTACTCGAAGTACGACACGAACCGACGGACGGCTGCTGGAACCGGGGCGATCGGCGCAGCAACCGGGGCGATCTCGGCGATGCTCAACATCGCTAACGCACTCGTCGGCACCAAGTACACGTGGGGCGGCGGTCATAACGGCTGGGACCCGGTAGCCGAACTGAAAAAGATCGGCGTTGACTGCTCCGGGTTCGTCTCCCAAGTCCTGCACGCCGGCGGCGTGTCATTGCCCGGGCCGCAGACAACGACCGGGCTCGCGCAAAACCTCATCAAGGGCGCCGGACCCGCCGGTGGGGTGACGGTATACGACCGCGCGAACGCTGGCGGCAACAGTCACGCGATCATCGACATCGCCGGCCAGTACTTCGAGTCGGGCGGCAAGGTCAACAAGGGCGTCGTGAAAATGACCGCGGCCGAAGTGAAAGCCGAACTGGCCGGCGGCGGCTTCGTGGCGTACCACCCGAACCTGCCCGCAGGCAGCACAACCGGCGCACCTCTGTCAGCGCAGACGATCGCGATGGAGAAAGCGCAGCTCGCGGACCTGATCGCCAAGGAGAAGGCCGCGATCGACAAGGAGATCGCAAGCCTGCAAGCCGGGGAGCACGCGAAGGGAGTCAGCCCCGCCACCAAGACCGCGGACGCCGGGGTGATCGCCGAGCTGAGAGCCGGCCTGCAGATCGAGATCGCGAACCAGCGCGCCGCGCTCACCGTAGAGACCAGCAAGCAGTCAGCCGAGCTCAAGAAGCAGACCACCGATGCGAAGGCCGGAACGACCGATCTGAACAAGCTGCTGGCTGCGATCCATTCCGGTTCGCTGTCCTCGCTGAAATCAGCGCTCGAGTCCGTGCACCTGTCCGGGATCGGGAAGCTCGAGCGTGACCTTGACCATGATCATTCGGCGGCGCTCGCGAGCCTTTCGAAGCAGCTGGTCGAGGTGCACAAAGAAGCGATGGCCGCCGAGGCGAAAGCGGAGGCTGCGGCTGTCGCTGCGGCTGCTGCGAAGGCGTGGACGAACGCGCTGAACAAGTCCGCGACCGACTTGGGCGCGACCGCGAAGCTGCAAGCCGACCAGATCACGGACGCAACGAAGGTGTACCTGGACAAGCAGGCGGAGGTCGGGTTGACCGGCGCGGCGTTGACGGCCGCTCAGGCGCAGACGTCGTTGGATGAGGTGACGCAGGCGAGCGATCAGGCGATCGACGCGGCACAGCAGAAGGTGAACGCGGCCGCGGCCGGGTCAGCGCTCGCGCAGGCCGAGGCGAACTACATGCTCGCGCAGGCGCAAGCAACCGCCACGGTGCAGGAAGCGCAAGCGCAGGCTGTTCTGGACAAGGCGAACGCGGCTGCGAACGCTGCCAGCACAACCGCCTCAACATCGTCGAGCTCTACGACGACGAACTCGCCGACATACATTTTTGAGATCGGCGGCGGGGCGAACATGACGCCGGCCGGCCTGATGACTGAGGTTGGGTGGGCGCTGAAGGTCGGAAACCTCCCCGTCGCGCTGCCAACCCCCACCCCGGTGGGCGCGTAAACCGTGTTTCCTGATCCGTCGTTGACGCCGCCGGAGATGAGTCTCCTGCAATTGAGCTTCGGCGGCCTCGTGTTCGGCGGCCTTGCACCGAACGGCCCTTATCAGTTGCAGACGCTGACGATGGACATGCCGGATGTCGCGACCGCGGACATGCAACGCGCCCTGGACCAGGGCGAGTTCGCCGGGGTCGACGTGCTCCCGGGCCGCGACATCACCATCGTGCAGTCGGTCAGCTATCCGGGCGCTCCAACGGGCATGCGACCGACCCCGGCGCAACAGATCGCGCTGGATCAGGCCGTTCGCGCGCTCGGCGGCGTGTTCGGACCCGGCGGCGCGACCGAACAGCCGCTCTGGCTGCAAATGGCATCCGGCGTGTTCGCCTGCATGGCACGCCCGCGGAAGCACAACTGCCCGCTCGACATCAACCGCGTGCTCGCCGGCGGAACCGTCGCGACAACACTCCTGCACGCGACAGACCCGCGCTGGTACGCCGCCCCGTCAAAAAGCACGAAGGTCGGGCTGCCTCCCGTTCCAGAGCACACCACGTTCAACATCTCGTTCCCGCTCAACTTCGGCGGCGGCACCTACGACTCGACAGTCACCGTCTACAACAACGGGCTGTTCGAAGTTCGCCCCAAGCTGATCATTACGGGGCCTGCGACGCATCCGTTGATCACGAACATGTCGCTGCCCGGCATGCCGCAGCTCGGGTTCAACGTGACCATGAATTCCGGGGACACGTTGACGATCGACACCGACTCGCAAACCGTTGTGCTGCTCCCGGCCGGCGCGAGTCAGGGAATCAGCTACCGCAACGCGGAAATGCTCGGCAACACCTGGTTCAACTGTCCCCCGGGGCCGACGGTGCTCGAGTTCGTGACGTTCGACGGATTCCAGGAAGCGACCCTGACAGTCGAGCTCGCCGACGGGTACCTGAGCCTCTGATGCCGAACCCGTTCAAATACAGGGCGTTCGATCTGCTGACGATGCGAGAGTTCGACTCGCTGCCGTATCAGCAGGTTACGTTCGGTAAGCAGCTGAATCAGCCTGGCCCGTGGCAGGGCGTGTTGAAGCTCGGCGACCCAAGAATCCACGCGTTCAACTGGGAGGCCGCGACCTCGCCCGGCCGGACGATGCTGATCGTTGACTTTCTCGGCCAGCCGGTGTGGGGCGGCATCCTGTGGACGCGCCGGTACACGCACGGCTCGACCGTCTTGCAGCTCGGCGCGTCGGAGTTCGGGTCGTACACGCAGCAGCGGGTGCAGGCCGAGGATTACACGAACACGTGGGCGGACGGCGCGGACCCGATGTTCATTGCTCAGCGTGTCACCGCTGACGCGCTCACGGTCGGGAACGTCGCGGGCGGTATTCAGATCGCATTGACGCCTCCGACGGGCTCGGGGAAGAGCGTCGCCCCCTCGTACTCGTCGCAGGCGGTGCAGACGGTTGACGCGATCGTGCAAATCCTGTCGCAGATGGGTTACACGTTCGGGTTCGACTACAGCTTTGACGTCCGCTACCTGCCGGGCACCCGGACACCGTCGGTGACGATGAACATCTGGTATCCGCGTCAAGGCCGCGAAGGCAAGACGATCACCGTGCTGTCCAAGGACACGACCGACTGGACGTACGATGAGGACTCCACGCAGCAGGCGACATCGGTTACCGAGACCGCATCAGGATCCGCAGCCCCGGTCGTCGCGACCGCAAATGTTCCTGACTATCCGCTCTTGGAGCGCGCGTTCGCCCGCACTCAGGTTCTCGACGACGACACGTTGGCGAACATCGCGATCGGCGATCTCGGCATCTACTGCTACCCGGTCACGACCCCGACGATCACGGTTCCGATCGCGATCCCCGACCAGAACGGTCATGGTGATCCTGGGCCGATCGGGTTTCACGAGTTCACACTGGGTGACGACATGCTGTTCAGGGTCGACCCGCTCGCCGGCGGCGGCATGAACGTCGACCCTAGGTTCCCGAACGGGATGAGTTTCGAGTGGCGGATCACGAACTGGACTGCCACGGTCGCTGACAAGGGCGTGTCGACGCTGCTGTTCGACCTCGCGATCCCGCCCGCTCAGATAATCCCGCCACCACCGCCGCCCTGATGCCTGGTTCTCCACCGCCGGGACGCCAAGCGTTCGCCGCGGAGCTCAACGATTTTCAGCGTCGGATCACTGCGCTGGAGGCGTGGGCGCGAACGACACTCGGGTTCAACCCAGCCTCACTCCAGTTCCTCGTGGACATTGTCCGCGAGCAGCAGACGGTGCTGGACACGATCGGTGCCTCTCTGGCGGCGCTGGGGCCGGTCGCTATCCGGTTCGGCGCCTACAACTTCCCGGGCAACGGCGCGACGTCCATCGAGCTCCCGGGCATCGCGCACGGCCTACCGACCGGGTTCGGTCTCGCGTACGTGAAAACGATCACGTCGCTGACCAGCGCTGATCTGCCGTGGTTCGCTGATGACGCCCAGTACGCAGCGGCGGACACGAACTTTTATCTGGCGTTGGAGCTGTCGCCTGTCATATCGGGCGACGGGTCAATCGAAGTGTCTGGAGGCGGATCCCAGACCATCGACGGCAACTTCCTGGTCTCGGGCAGCTCAACCTCGGGGTCGGGCGGCGTGGACGGGTCAAGTGTGATCACCGGTGCCGCGATCCTCGGCGAGGCCACGTTTGACCCGAGCACGACCTATTACTTCAACTGGATTGCAGTCGGGGTCTCCTAGACGATGGGTACGCCACTAAGAAAGAAGGCTCGATGGCTCTATTGACACCACCGTGGGTGCTGCAGGCCGGCACATATGGCGCACAGTTCTTCCGTGAGGCGGTCGGCAGCCTGATGTGGCCGGGCGGCGGCGTCGTCAACGAGGGCGACCTGGCGGTCACGCCGACCGGCGCGATGAGTGTTCAAGTCGCCGAGGGGCAGGCGTGGATTCCCGGCACCTACGCCGCTTCGCAGGGCCCGTATTACACGCAGAACCAGGCGGCGGAGATCCTTGCGATCGGGACGGCCGACCCGTCGAACCCGCGGATTGACACTGTGATCGCGCAGGTTGAGGACGCCGCCTACGTCGGCTCGTCGAACCTGGCGCAGCTCGCCGTGGTTCCGGGGACGCCCAGCGCCGGTGCGACATTGGTGAACCTGACCGGCGCTGCCACGCTGCCGGCGAACTCGCTCGTCTTGGCCTACGTGCTGGTGCCCGCGGGCGCGACCTCGATTGTGACTGGAGATATCGCGAGCTTCGCTCGGCAGATCTCATCAGTACCGGACATGCAGATCGTGTTCGGCACGTTCGAGTCGATTCAAGCGCAGCCCGGCCAAATGATCACGGCAGGAGCCGGATTCACGGTCACGCTGCCGCCGCTCGAAGCCGGCGCCCTGGTAGGAGTGCTGGCGTACGGCTCCCCGTCGTCGCCCGTCGTGATCGACGGTGGTGGCGCCGAGATCTGGGGGCCGGGCGACACAGCCGGACGGCCGAGCATCAACCAGGGCGTGTACGGATCGTTCGTGGCTTTCCAGTCGAACGGGGTCTCATGGCTGATGGTCGAGGGTGCTCGCGACACGGGCTGGCTCCCGTTGCCGTACACCTCCGGCTATAGCGACAAGGGGTCGCCGTTCCTGACGGGCGCGTATCGGGCTCGCAACGACGAGGTGTGGTTGCGAGGCTGTGTCACCTCGAATGGCAGCGGCGGCTACTCGTGCGCGACGCTGCCAGCGGGCGCGCGACCGTCGGCGCAAGCCGAATTCGTGGCGCCCTACAGCATCAGCCCGTACCAAATCCTCGTTCAGCCCGACGCGAGTGGCGACGTGAACCTCGGCCAGATCCCGGCATCCGGCGACTATCTGATGCTCGACGTTGTTCGGTTCACGATCGACTGATCGCTCTCTTCTAGCGGGCCGGGAACCCACGATCGGGAAGGGACCATGAACGAGACACACGAGCCGGGAGACGACGAGCTGGTTCAGCTCACCCGCGGCGAACTACAGGACGTCGCTGCGGATGCTGCGAAAGCCGGGGCGGCGGCCGTGAATCGCCACGCTCTGTTTTGGGCGTTCTTGGTCGGGTTCGCGGCATCGAGTATCGCGGCGATAGCGATCGCGGTGCCGGTCGGGCTGCTGATTCATCACAACACGGAGTCGCAGGCTCGCAGCTGGGCGGTGTACGACTGCAATCTGGATCAGACGTTCGCGGGGATCTTCGGCCGGTTCATCCAGTCGGACGCGCAGCTGCGGGTGCAGCAGGCGCACCAGAGCATCACGCCGCGACTGCTGCATGACATCGAGCGCGTGATCCCGCTCCCTGACCTGGAGGCCGCGGCGGCCGCGTCGACGCGGTTGAGTGAGAACGCGGCGAACATGTGGACTTCGAGGTATCTGCCGCCGCTGACCCGGCTCGTCAATCTTGACTGCCGGGCAGCGCTCCCGTGAGGCTCGGGATTGTCGTTGGGCTGATCGTCGGTGCTTTGTCGTCACCGCCGACGACCGAGAGCCTGAACATCCTCACGCTGATCGAAGGGGTCGCCGCGCTGATTGCGATCATCGCCGCCGCTGTCTCATGGCGGCGCGCGAGGACGGTCGCCGGGGCGCAGCGCGAGGAGATGGAGGCGTCTGCGGCGCAGAAGGCTGTGCAAGCGTTGGATCAGGCGCTCGGCCGGTACGTCGCGGAGCTCGAGGCGGCGAAGCAAGCGATCGCGGAGCTGCAATCACAGCTCGCCGAATCGAACGAACGGATCGCCGTTCTCGAAAGCGCACTGGAGCACTCGAACGGCGAGCGCGACCGATTGCAGAAACGGTTGGATGAGGCGCTCAAGACGCGAGCGAAGCTCGAGCTTCAGATCGACGAGATGACCCGGCAGGTCAATGACTTGCAACGCCGCGTAGGCGGCCGCCGTCGGGCGGACAGGCCGAAACCGGACGCCTGACCGTCTGTCGGCCGCGTAGCGGCCCGTTCCCAACCATCCAGGAGGTTTCCACCATGCGACGAATCGCTGCGCTCACGGGCGCTCTCATCGCCGCGCTGCTGATCGTCGGCTGCGGCTCAACCGCACATCGTTCGAAGCTAACCGAACTGTGCCCGCCTGGGCGCTCGTTCATGGGCTGTGCGTCCGGCGCCGTGCCGCATCCAAACCATGCGCTGCAGAACCTGAAGCCATCCGGCGTCACGAAACCAGTGGCCGGCTGTCTATTCCCCGACGTCTCCTCCTATCAGGGCCATCCGGACTGGGCGGCGGCCTCGAGCTCGATCTGTGCGGCGGTCGCAAAGGCAGGCGAGTCGAACTTCGAGGACCCCGACTTCGCTTACAACGTCGCCTCGCTGCGGGCGCTACATATCCCGTGGGCCGGGTACTGGTTCGTGCGCGGCTGCTCGGAGGGACCGTCGTTCGTGTCCGTGCTCAACAGCGTGGGGTTCAGGGGCGACCGTGACGCGCTGCGACCGGTCGAGGATATGGAAGTCCCGTCCGCGTTCGGGTGCGCCGTCCCGATCGCCCGCGCGATCCACGCAGCGTTCGGTGTCTGGCCGATCATCTACACCGCGCCCGGCACCTGGCCAGGCGGCGCCTCCGGCGGCCTGGAAGCGTGGGAGGCCGACTACGGTCCGTCGCTCGCCGCGCTGCCGTTCGCGGCGGTGGTGCTCGCGTGGCAGCGGTACAGCCCCCCATACACGTACCGGTCAATCCCCGGGCTCGGATACGGCGACGTGAGCATCGATCTGCGCGGCTTCTCGAAAGCGCTCGCGTTCCCCGCGCCGACGGTCAGCCCGTTCGCGATCTACCCGCTGAAACCAGTCGAGCTGTACGCGCACAAGATCTCCGAGCGCCTCACCGTCGAGTCGTGGTGGTCGCATGGCTGCAAGAACCCCGTGCGTCGGCACGTGTGCGTGATCGACCGCCGCAACCTGCAGTGGCTCGCCGGACGACTGGTGACGATCTCCGGTGGTCACTGGGGCAGCGCGCGTTCCGGGGAGTTGAAATGGGGCCCGCGCCACTACCGGATCGAGCGGATCCTCAATGGCTGAGCCGTGCTGAAGGCGATCAACGTCATCCAGTGGCTCGTCGCGAACCCAGGCCCAACACAGGACTTTCTAGCTACGCCAGGCAACGTCGACACGGTTATCACCTGGGCGCGCAATCCGGCGTGGGGACCAACATGGGGCGCGTGGGAGCAGTCGGACGAGGCGGTGCAGTGGGCTCTCAGTCACGGCAAGCGGTGCATGGTGTGCGTGACGTCGAGCGATCTGCCTCCCGGGTGGGGTTACGCGGAGCGTCGTCAGCTGGTGTTCGACACGATCGACCGGTACCCGGAGTGCAGCGTCATCGTCTCGAACGAGCCTTCGTTCGCGCCTGCTGTCGCGAGAGCGCGATCGCTCTCGGTCGCCGCGGTCATCGACGACAAGGCGATCGCGATGCGCCCGGCCCACGATGGCACGAAGGAGGCGCTCGCGGCCTACCTGCGCGGCGGCCCGCTGCTGGCGTCGGCCGCCGGTCCGAGGATCCGCGCCTCGGAGTCCGCGCAGCTGATGAAAGACGCCGCCGAGCACGCGGCCGGGCTCAAGTCGGGCACCGGCTCAACGCACCTGCTCGGGCCGGCGGAGGCGACGTTCTGGGGGACGCCGAACTGCCTGAAGTATCTCTGGGGATACGCACCGCCGAAGGGCGTCCGAGTGGATGTCGCAATGCACCACTACTACGACCTGGTGAACGGCGGCGCGCGGATGACGCGGACCGCGCTCGCGGCGATGAAGCTGCTGCGGCTGCATGGCTCGTGGCGTCCCAACCTGTTCCTGACTGAGGGCGGCTACATCTTCCACGTCGGCCGGTCCCCGGCCTATAACCCGGCCGATCCGTCGAACCCGGCCGGCTACGAGTACCTGAGTCGCGCAGCCGACGAGGCGATGCAACTCCAGCGGATCATGCGGTTCTACCCGTGGTGCAAGAAGCAGTCGCAGATCGCGCTGTGGGCCAACTACGAGGTGGTCGACAGCTTGTCGAGCGGCTGGGCGTCTGGCCCGTTCGCGCACGACGGCACCCTGAAGCTGATCCTCCCTCACTGGGCCGGGCTTTAGGCGAATGGCAACGACGCTCGATAGGAGCTGCGGATGATTGAGGACAAGGACAGGGGCGTTGTTCGTAAGCTCGCGGCGCTACTCGTGTTCGCGGCTGCTGTCGCGGCGGTGATCGTGTTCCGGTCACGGATCAGCGCGGATTTCTGGCCGCTCGACTCGTCCAGAGTGGGCCCGAATCTGGTGGCGAGCATCGTGCAATGGGCGGTCATCTTCATTGCCGCGGTGCTGCTGTACCCGCCGTGGCGCCGCCGGCTGCACAGGCTGATCGATGCGAAGCTCAAACCGCTGCATGAGCACGCGAAACGGCAGGAGCAGCACAACGAGTGGGCGGCGAAAGCGATCGCGTCGATGCACCTGAAGGTCACCGGCGAGCATGTCGACCGTCACCCGCATTTCAAGAGCGTGGGGCCGCCGGCGCCAACGCCGATCCGCCGCCGGACGGCTGCTCGCAAGGTGCCGAAGAGCAAGACGTAACGTCCGCGAAGCCAGGAGGGCGTCGTGTTCAACGCAGCGGTGCGCGGCAGAGATCCCCGGACGATTGCGCCCGTTCGCTCGTATTGGAGTGACGGGAAGCGGCTGATCGAGATCGTCGAGGTTGATCACTCAGGCGCGATCGGTGTCGACCTGTTGACGGACGTACTGGTCGAAATCTCGCCGCTGGACCTGATCCAGAAGTGGACGCGCAGGCATCCGGATCAGTCGTGCTCAGCGGCGTTGTGGCGCGCGGAGCATCCCGCGTGAGGCGTCTGCTTGACGCGGTCCTGCTGAACGTGGCGCTCGTGGTCGCCTACGACGTGCTCGCGTGCTTGGCGCGGGCGTGGATGCACTGGCGTACAGAGACCCCGGTTATTGACCCATCCCTCGTAGCTCGACTGCTACGCGAAATCTAGGAGGACAGCTTGAGCATCCACCGCATTCGCATCCCGGAGGTCGTGATCCCCGGGAAACGCCTGGGACGGCACATCCACATCGACGACCGCTCCGACGCGTACCCGGCCGAGACCGCCGCGCAGCTGGTCAGCGTCACTCACCGTTCCGCGGGGCTGCCGCTCAATCAGCAGGAGACCTCGAGCTGCACGGCGCACGCGGTGTGCGGAGCGCTGAACGCGATCCCGCACTGGGCTGCCGGGCAGCCGACGCTCGGGGAGCCCGACTGCTACGCCGTCTACTCCGACGAGGAGGTGCTGGAGGGGTTCGGGCCATATCCGCCGAACGACCAGGGCGGCTCGGGCACCGAGGTCTGCCAGGCCGCGAAGAATCGCGGCTGGATCTTCGAGTACCAGCACGCCGCCGACATCCATAGCGCGTTGTTGGCGGTCGTGCCGCGGCCGGCGATTTTCGGGATGAACTGGTTCACGTCGTTCGACTCGCCGGACGCGAACGGGTACATCGAGATCGCTCCGGGCGCAACGGTTCGCGGCGGGCACGAGGTGTGCGCAATCGGCCTTGACGCTCAGAACGAGCGGATCTGGTTCGTGAACTCGTGGGGCACCGAGTACGGGGTGGCGCACGGCGACATTCCGGGCGGCTGCTTCTGCATGAGCTTCAACACGCTCGCCGCGCTGTTCGACCAGGGCGCCGATTGCACGGTGCCGCGCACTCTCAAGGGCTGGGTCGCCAGCCCGCTCAACTAGGAGGATTCATGAAGCTCACATCGACAGGCGACGTAAGCCACATCAAGATCACGCAGGCCGGACTAGTCTCCCTGCTCGTGACGATCGTCGGGCAGGTGGTCGCGTTCGTGCCGTCGCTCGCGTCCAAGGAACAGATCCTGATCTCGGCTGGGTCGACGGTGATCGCTGCCGTGTTCCTGGTCGTCAACGCCGTGCACGCGTTCGCAGGCGCGAAGATCGCCGCAGCGGGCGTATCCGCTCCCCGCCCCTTTGTGACCTCCGGGACACCGGCGGCGACCGGTCAGCCTCCAGCAGCTTCGCCCCAATAGGAGCGGACGCCCGAGCTCGTCTCGGGTATGACCTCCTCCCCCAGGCGGGACGCCCTGTGAGCCTTTGGCTTACGGGGCGTTTCGTCGTTCTACTGCGCCACGATCCGGATCGTCCAATTCGCGGCCGAGATCACCTGCGCGTTCGGATACGCCCCCGGGCCGATCGCCGACGTTCCAGAGCTCGACGTGGAGCTGACCGCGATCGCGGTCGTGCCGCTGACGCCGCTGGTCAAAGCGAAGGACGGCCCGGAGGATCGCCACTCGATGATCGACGGTCGGTCGATCGTGATCGTGCCGAGCGATTTGGTGCCGTTACCGGAGAACGATCCTGGAGACTGGGCCACGGCCGTCGTGGCGGCTGGCGCTGGGGCGGCTTGGATGATCGTGGTGACGGTGACGGTACGGGTGGTGCCGCAGCCTGCGAGGGCAAGAACCGCGAGCACTACCGGAAGAACCCGTGTTGCCGTCGATCCGTCTCTCATGTGTACATCCTGGACGAACGTTGCGGTTGCGACCTGCCTAACCGTCTGCTTATGATCACGGCAACAGCGAGACCACGAGCGGACCGGGGAAGGGCAGCGAGAGGGATGAAGCGGAAATTGCGGGTTGTTGGCGAGCGTGACGCGCAGCCGACGACTGGAGAGGCCGTGCTACAGGACTGGGTGGACATGTCTGCCAACTATTTCACTCGCCGGCTGCCGGAGCTTCCGGAGGCCGACCCTTTGCGCGCCGAGCTTGAGACGCTTGCCGCTCGGTACTGCCTGCTGGCCGTCCCGATAGCCGCTCTGCTGTGCTAGCCCCAGTCTTCGCCGCGTCGAGCAGCTCCTCGGTGGTCGGCGGGACGCGTCGGAGCAGCTCGGCGAGCATCGCTTCAATCCGATCGAGCTGAGACTGATCGTCATCGGGTTCGAGCGTTTCCATGAGCGCCGGCGTTCCATTGGATTTGTCGGCCGGGGAAGTGTGGAACCAGGCTAGAGGCTTGCCGGTCGCTTTGCCGATCTGAGCGAGCGTGTCGTCGCCGGGGCGGTGGATGCCGCGCTCCCACTTGGACACCTGGTCGCTGCCCGCCTTGCCTGGGATTTTTGCTGCTAGCTCGGCTTGAGTGAGGCCCGCTTCTTCGCGGGCCTCAGCGATCCGTCGCCCCACAAGCGCCGTGTGCTCGGCGACCATGAGTTCAAACCTACGGCGGGCGATTGAGTTTGTCGTGGACAAGTTCCTAGAAGCCACTTGACTAGACAGCACACTCCTAGTATGGTGGTTGCCAGATGTCTAGTCAAGCAACTAGCAGACCGGCAACTACTCTCGGCGCGAACATCAAGCGTGCGAGGCTCGCAGCGGGGCTGACGCAACGCCAGCTCGCCGACCGGGTCGACGTCGACCCGATGATGGTCAGCAAGTGGGAGCGCGGCTGGCATCGGCCGAGCGAGGAGAACCTGATTGCGCTGACTCGCGAGCTTGGTCGTGACATGGCGTGGCTATACACGGAGCGCGCGGCATGACTCGCCACGCTCGTCCGCCGGCGACCCAGTTCGTACTCGGCAAGCCGCGCCCCTGGCAGAAGCGTTCGATCAACAACGCCAAGCCAGGGACTACGAACTCCGCGCGTCAGATGGCCGCTCTGAAATCAATGAGCCCGTGCGAGTTGGCGTGCGGGCTCACGGTCGAGCAGATCGACGAGTTCCACCGCGCGCAACGCGAGCGCGTTCTCCGCCGGCTGGGGCTGACCACATGACGTTCGACTCGTCGTCACCGTTGGCGGCTCGCCTGGCTGCCGCTGCTCGCCGGTATGACTCGACGCCGGTGGATGTCAAAACGTGCACGCGTTGCGGTTCGAGCCCGCACACGGGCACGTGGGAGCGGTTGTGCGCTGCCTGCGAGCTGATCGTGGCGGACATTCGCGCGGGAACGGTCCGATGAGCGCGGTTTTCGCGATTGGTTGCTGGCTGATCCTGATCGGCTTCATCTGCCGGTGCGCATGGCGGGACGCTCAGGATGCTGCTGAGCGTTCGCGCGCGAGAGCCGAGTACTTCAAGTGCATCGACCGTTTCGGACGGCGCCCATGACTTGCGTCGAGGCCTGTCCCGACGTGAGCGCCCGCGACAGCCGCGCCCCCGGCTGCTCGCGGGCCACCCTTACCAATGATGCCCCCGCGCGGTTGCTGCCGCCGGGGGCGTGACCCACAGGAGATAAAGCCCTCCCATGAGCGTGCACAGCCTATCCAACGATCCCACCGACCATTTGACCGCGGAACAGGTCGCGTTCATCGACGGGCTGCGCGAGCTCGCGGACTTTCTGGAGCGCGCCCCACGCCCGGAACGCCTGATTGACCGACGAGACGCGGTTCGCCTGATCGACTATCAGCTGTCGCGCAGCCTGCTGGTGGAACGCGAACGCGAGCTTGGCGGCCCGTGGGAGAAAGGGCGACTCGGTACCGACGACACGTACTTCTATCTGACTCGCCGGTTCGGCCCGCACGAGGTCACCTTATACACGGATCGGTCGAACGTATGCGAGCGCGTCGTGATCACAGAGACGGTGACCCGCGAGGTTCCCGATCCGGACGCGCCACCGGTGCCGATGGTCACGGTCACGGAGGAAGTAGAGCGGGTGAGTTGGCGCTGTCCCGAAAGCCTTCTAGAGCCGCTCCCGGTTGACGTCGATTTCCTGGCTGGCTCGGACGGCCCTGATCCTGCGGAAGCAGGCTTCTGATGGCGACGACGACCGCCAGGACGACGCCCAACGGCTCCGAGGCCGCCGAACCCACTGTCAGCTTCCCGGTCGACAGCTTCCGCGACGCCGCGAAGCATCTGCGCCGCCCGTTCACGCCGGCGGCCGTGAAGTTCAAGGTGCAGGCCACCTGGCCGAAAGAGAACCCGACCGGAGGCCTGATCGTCGCCTACATCGATGCGCGCCTGGTCGTCGAGCGGCTCAACCTGATCGTCCCGCACCTCTGGCATGACGCGTACCGCCCGGTCGGCGGCGGCCAGATGTGGTGTGACCTCACGATCGACGACATCACCCGCTCGGACGTTGGCGAAGGCGCCGGCAAGGGACTCGTGTCGGATGCGTTGAAGCGTGCCGCGGTGAAGTTCGGGATCGGCGTGTCGCTGTACGCGACCCCGAAGCTCACGTTGAAGATCGGCAGTGGGCTCGAGCTCGGCGGCCGCGACAAGGTGAGGCTGACCGCTGAGGGCGAGCGAATGGCGCAGTCGAACTACAAGACGTGGCTGGAGTCGCACGGCACCAGCGCGTTCGGAGAGTCCCTCGATCACGGTGACGTCGAGGGCGCCCAGGGGGACGCCGAGATCGACGCGCCCCCCGAGCCTGACGCGCCGGCGCTGGTAACCGAGTCCGATATCGAAGAGCTGAAGGCTGCGGCCAAGGGTCTGAAGGTCGGTCAGGTGCGTTTGGCGCTCGGATCGGTTGGCCTTTCCGCCCCGGAGGGTGTCGCGATCTCGTTCGCCGGCGTGCCGGCGGCTGTTGCGCCGGCGCTCGCGGAAGCACTGGTTGGGATGGAGCGCACGTCATGACCGTGTTCGAGCGGCCGTACACGGAGCGTGACGGCTCCGAGTTTCAGGCGTACGGCAGCGTCACCGTCGAGTATCGGGACGCGTCGCATCGCTATTGGCTTCACACCGGTGGTGAGCGCGTTTCGGCGATCAGCGTCACTTCGGCGCTTAAAGTGCTCGACAAGCCGGCGCTGCTCGCGTGGGCGGAAGCATGCGGCGCCGAGGGCGCGGCCAGACTCGCAGCACAGGGCGAGCTGGTGAACGTCGATCCGTCGCAAGCGATCAGCGTCGTACGGATCAACGGGCTCGGGATGGAAGCCAGGCGCGACGCCGGCGCCGATCGCGGCACGGCGGTTCACGCGGTCCTGGAGCTGTGGGGGCGCGAGCAGACCGTCCCCGACCTCGGAGACTTCCCGGGCGAGGTTCGCGGCTATGTGCAGGGCTTGTGCGCGTGGCTGCTGAAGGCGCGTCCGAAGCCGAGCGCGGTGGAACGGTTTGTCGGCTCGGTCACGCACACGTATGCGGGCCGGCTGGACATGCGTGCGGAGATCGACGGCCGCGATCTGATCGTCGACTTGAAAACGAACCCGAAGGGCCGGGTGTTCGATGAGGCGCACTTGCAGGCGGCCGCGTACCGGTTGGCTGACGTGGAGTGCGGTAGCCCGGAGCCGGATGGGGCGATCATCGTCGCGGTCGGCGAGGACGGCAGCTTTGAGCAGGTGGAGTGCGAGGCGCAGGCTGGCGACTGGCTGAACGTGCTGGCGACCCACCGGTCGATGTCGAGGTTGCGGAGCGCGCGCACGGCGCGGGAGCGGAGGGCCGCGGCGTGACGACCGTTCATCGCGACCCTACCGATCCGGTGACGATCATGGCCGAGCTTGACCAGGCCACCGAGGAGCTGAATCAGCTGTCCGGCGCGCTCGCCGAGCTTGAGCGCAAGTTGACCCCCGTCGAGATGGAGGTCGAAGAATTCATGGCTGCCCACGAGGAGGGCCTGTGGACCCGCCACACGGAGGACGGCGAGAAGTTCCCGCCGGAGGCGTTGCGGACCCGGCTGGCGCATCGGGCGATGGACGCGAACCTGTTGGGCCGGTACTCGGCGCTGTTGGCGTCGCGGCGCAGGATGGAGAAGCGGATCTCGTCGCTGAAGGCTGTGGTGAACGCAAAGCAGTCGATTCTGTCGGCGCTGAAGGAAGCGGGCCGGACGGACGGGTCGGGGCTGAGGAGGGCGGCGTGACGTTCGGCGATTTCTCCCCGATCGTGCACAAGCGTTGCGTGTGCGGCGCGGTCGGCGAATGGCCAGGCCGGCCGTGTCCCGCGTGCCGGGGTGCCGCGTGAATCACGTGCTCGAGGCTGTCGGCCGGGAACGCGAGACGATCGCGTTGCTGGAGGCTCGCCTGCGTGAGCGGTCGGACACGTTGGACGAGATCGAGCGGCTTGCAGCGGAGTTGGACGGCGACGAGGTGCCCCCCCCCCGTGGAACTCTCGCCAGCGTCGAAGCCCGCTGCGCGGCCACGCAGGAACGGTCACGCGCCGTCACGTGCGCTGGCCCCGGTTTTGCGATCGCGCCCGGGTCGGGTTGCGGCGAGTCGCTCAGAAATTGCGGAGCGCGGCACGCTCGTCATCGGGCTGATTCGCGAGTTGGAGCCTGTCTCGTTTCGGGATTTGGCCGCACGCGTCGAGTTTGGATCGGGCGCACTGACGACGGTGCTGACGAAGCTCCGTGAGGCGAACGTGATCCAGGCTAGCCATCGCAACCGGCACGCTCGCTGGAGCCTGACCGAGACCTTGGATCGTCAGATCGCCGAGCGGAACGGCACTCGCGGTGCTCATGGCGCGGAGTTGGGTCGCTGCCGTGATGATGTGCTGCAGACGATTCGGTCCGAGCCGGGCGAGTGGTCTGAGCAGCGGATCGCGGATTCGGGCGCTTGGGATCGGGAGCAGGTCGCGGACGCGTGCGGGGTTCTGCTGGTCGACGGGCTCGTGCAGCTGTGCCCTGATGGCACTTATGTGCCGTTGGCTGGAGCGGTGACAGCGTGACCCGCGCGGAGAAGGTTGCTTTGGCGCGCAGGCTTCGAGGGGGGGGGCTTACGGTGGTTGAGATCGCTGAGCAGATGGGTTTTGCCAGGTCGACGGTCGGCGCGTATCTGAGCGACCCGGATCTGTCGAAGCAGAAGAATCGTCGCGCTCGCTACTCGAGCCCCTGTGCCGCGTGTGGTGCTCCGACGGATGGGTCCGGCGGCTACAAGACACGGCGGCGCCTGTGCGCGGAGTGTGCGGCTGAGCAGCCTCACACGTTGGAGCGCGCGCGCTTGCACGGTGACGGTGTTCCTCAGTGGACTGACGAGGCGTTGCTTGACGCGCTTCGCGCCGGTGATGATCTTGGCATCTGGACGGTGAAGGAATGGCGGCGCCGGGCGATGGCGCTGGGGTTGCCGTCCGCGCACTTGTTCGTTCTGCGGTTCAACTCGTGGAACCGTGCGCGCGAGCTTGCGGGCCTGCCGGTGTGGGAGCCGCGACGGTCCTACTCGAGGACAAGCACAAGTGATTGCGTTGCCGCGGTCGCCCGGGTGTGGCGCGCGCTTGGCGAGCCACCAAGCAAAGCCACATACGACGCGTACATGGCGTCCGCCGACAACCGGCTGCCGTCAGAGAGCCTGATCCGGTTGCGTGTTGGTTCGTGGGTCGCGGCTTTGGAGGCCGCATCCTTCATCGTCGAGCGTGAGCTGGTGCCGGCGTGAAACGCGGCGCTGCTCTCGCCAGGCGAGCCCCGCTGCGAGCCCGTCCGCGCGCGCGAGCGCTCGAGCCCGGCGAAGCGGAGTGGAAGGCCGAGCGTTACGGGTTCTGCGCCGTGTGCGGCCTGTGGGGACGCCTGGTACTGCACCACGTACTTCGAGAGCGCCTCGTTCGCCGAGCTGGCGGCGATCCGTGGGATCAGCGCAACGCCGTGCAGATCGGCGCACCGCTCGCCTGGGGCGGTTCCTGTCACTGTCACGACGGGCACCATCATCCTGGCGTCAATGACACAAGAATTCCGCTGCCGTTGATTCCTGATGAGGCGATCGCGTTCACGGTCGATCTGTTGGGCGAGCATGGCGCGGCTGATTATTTCGCTCGCGCGTACGCGCTCGAGGTCGATGCAGGACTGCGGTGGCAGCCATGAGCGCGCAGCTGTCGTTGGATGCTGCTCGCGCCGGCCGACGAGCGCGCGCCCGCGGGGGCCGCGGGGAGCGCGAGATCGTGGACGTGTTGCGCGCGTTCGGATGGAAACTCGCGCGCCGTAACACGGTGTTCCCGCAGTTCGGCCGCGACATTTTGGACGGTCCCGCGGGCACGCGGATCAGCTGCAAGTACACCGAGCGTCTGCGGTTACGTGAGGCGTTCGCCGAGTGCGCCGAGCATTCGCAGCCCGGCGAGATCCCGGTGATCTTTCATCGTTGCAACGGTCAGCCTTGGCTGGCGACGTTGCCGCTCGACGAGCTGCTGCCGCTGCTGGCATTGCGGGAGCGAGCATGAGTCGTGAGACCACTGCGTGAGCCCGCGCGTGTTCGACAGGTTCATGGTCGACGTCGAGCTCGGGTCGAACCCGAAGATCGGCCGGCTGAACGACCGCGAGTTCCGCTGCCTCGTGTGCGGCGTCTGGGCGCTCGCAGCGAAGGCGAACCCGCGCGGCTACCTCGTTGTCGCCGGGCAGGCCGCGACAGAGCGGGACGTGGCGTATCAAGGCCGTTGTTCGGTATCGCTGGCGAGGACGACGCTCGGGCGGTTGCGTCAGCTAGGGATGGTCGAGATGGATGAGCGTGTCGGGTTCGAGGTCTGTCATGACTGGGATGCGTTGAATCCGGGGCCGCGTCCGGATCCGACGAACGCTGATCGACAGCGCCGTTTCCGTAACAGGCATAACGGTGCACGTAACGGCGAAAGTAACGTAACGGATAACGGTGGCGTAACGGAAAGTAACGCCGGGGAAGTTAAGGAGAAGGAAAGACCTGCTTCGCAAGCTCAGCAGGTAGCGCGCAAGCGCGCCACTCGCCGAGTCGATCAGTCGCAGCCACCCCCGGATTTCCCTGACGAGCTGCTGCCGAGGCTCAACCTGGTGCTAACGATCTGTCACGGCGCCTGGGACGCTCGCGGAGGGATCGAGCCGATGCCTCGTGGCGTGGGCATGGCGATGCTCCGCAACGTTCGAGCTGACCATGAGCGCGTCGCTCGGCGGCTCGAGCACTGGCTGCTCGCCGGCAACGGGCGACGGGCACAGTGCAAGGACATCGCGCAGCGTCTTGGCGACTGGATCGCTGACGAGCCGGCCGCCGATCAGGGCTCGAGCAACGTTGTTTCGATGCGCGATCCGGCGCTCGAGCGGCGCGATCGTTTCAAGCTGTACCGGGAGGATTCGGCGTGAGCACGCTCGACGAGCGCACTGAGCTCCCGGAGTCGTCGGTCAAGCGGCCGAAGCCGTTCGATTCGGCCAGGAAGCTGCGCCAGTGGGGAATCGATCGCGAGGCGCCGGCGAACGCTCCGGATGAACCCGGTCCTGCGATCTGCAAATGCAAGGAGGACGGGTGCGTCGGCCGGTGGCGACTGCTCGATCGGTCCGGTCCGGTGTGGATCGTCGAGTGCGACGCCTGCGGGTTCGAGACCGGGATCCCGCCGCAGGATAAGAGGGTTCGCGCCGCGGAACGCCTCGCGCGATCTGGGGTGCCCGAGCGGTTCATTGGCCTGATGTTCGAGGAGGACACCGAGAATCGGAATGCGCTGATGCTGTTGCGATCGTGGCTCCGCGATTTCGAGGCCGAGCAGCAGAAGGGCGAGGAGGGCTCGCCGGGGATCCCGGCGCTCGCCGTCTGGGGCGACCCGGGCGTCGGCAAGACACATCTACTCGCCGCGCTGTGCGTGCGACTGATTCGCGAGCGCGAGGTGGGCGTGATGTTCCGGTCGGTCAGCACGCTGCTACGGGAGCTCCAGCGGTTCGACGATGAGGTGCAGCGCACCGATACGTGGGAGCGCGCCCTTTCGATCGACGTGCTCGCGCTCGATGACCTGGGGGCGGAGCGGATTACGGACTGGCGGCTTGAGCAGCTCGCGGACCTGATCGACGCCCGGTACTTGGCGGAGCTGCCGATCTTGCTGACGACGAACTATCCGCCGAAGGCGTGGGACGAGATTTTGGACGAGCGCTCGAGCCATCGGCTGCTGGTCCGGCGAATGGTGTTGCCAGTGCAGTTACGGGGCCGCGATAGGCGGCAGGAACAACTTCCGGAGGTGAAGTGATGGTGACCGTGGCCCCTGACCGTTCGGTTATGCAGCGTCGTGAGGCGCTCGAGCGTGCGAACGAGGTTCGCGCGGCTCGCGCACAGTTGAAGCGGGATTTGCGAGCCAGGCGCGTTCGAGTGCACGACCTGTTGCTGGATCCGCCGGCGTATCTCGAGACCGCGAAGGTGTTCGACGTTCTGTTGGCAGCCCCGAAGTATGGGCGCGTGAAGGCGAACAAGACTCTCGGGCGTTGCAAGATCTCCCCGAGCAAGACGGTCGGCGGCCTGTCTGGCCGTCAGCGGGCCGAGCTTGCGGCGATGGTGAGCGCCTGATGCGGTTCCTGCTGGGAGCAGCCTCGGCCGTCGCAGCACTCGGTACGGTGAGCGCGTCGGGATCGCCGTCGGGTTGCAGTCGCGTGTTCACGGTCGCGGAGACCGAGCACGCGATCGACCGTGACTTCCGCGGCGCACGGAACGTGACCGCGAGCCAGACGGCCGCGTACCGGCACATGATTCGCTGCCAGCGGTTCGCGTACAACCGGCCGAAACTGCGACGGTACCTGGCCGCGACCGTGAGGGCGTGGCGCGTGCGCCGGTATAACGCCGCGAACCCGATCCAATACGCGACAGCCAGCTGGTACTACGACCAGGGCTCGACCGCCTGCGGGTTCCACGCCCGCTATGGCGTCGCGTCCCCTGATGTCGCGTACATCGGCCCGTGGATCTGCGGGCGCCACGTCGAGTTCTATTTCGACGGGCGCAGCGTGATCGCGACCGTCGACGACGCGGGCCCGTTCATCGCGGGTCGCAGCTGGGATCTTGGCGAGAGCACTGCTGGCGCGCTCGGGTTCTCCGGCGTGCAGACGGTCGGCTACAGGCCGGTGCGATGACCGATGCCTAGGGGAGTTGACTACAAGATCCCGCTTGCCGACCTGCTCCAGGCCGCCGCGCTACATGCGCGTGGCTGGTCGCTCCGAGCGATCTGTCGGATGAAGTGGAGTCAGTGGGGCTATGCGAGCCAGGGATCCGCGCTCGAGGGCCTTCGGCACGCGCTGCGAACGATCGACGCGTCAGTTCGTGATCGAGTCGAGGCCACGATCACAGCGAGCGTCATGCACGGCAACGTGAGCCGAGCAGCACGCCTTCCCGGTCACCCGGATCATGATCGCTTCCTGGCACATCGACGCACGGTCCGGGCGAAGGGGCGGCCATGACGCAATCTCGCCTGCTGGACCCGCCGCGCCTCGACCACTTCTGCCCGGCCTCGCACTGCGCTCGCGCGTGCAACGCCGCCGACTGCACATGCAAGCCATGCCGGTGCTCGAGCTGCCGCTCACGCTCATCCCGTGCGGCCAAGCACTCGCTGACGCCCGACCCGCTCACGCGCGCATCACGTTCTTCGCAGCTTCGCCTATTCGCAAGCCCACTCCCAGACAGGAGCATCGTCAGATGACCAAAACCCGCAAGCCCAAGCCGATCTTCCTGTACCACGGAGGCCACAGGCCCGAGTCCAAGCAGATGTGCTTCAACGAGGCGATCGCATGGCTCGCCGGCGAACCACACAGCGCATCGCCGGTCTGCGCGTCACCGGTGATCCGCCGCTTCGGTATGGCGCTGAACGATCGCCTCGACGACGAGCGCCGGCAGCTGCTGCGCCCGTACGTGCTCCGCTCGCTCGGGACGGCTGGCGACGGCCGCGACCAGGAGCGCCGCGACATGTGCGTGCAATGGCTCGTCGTCCACCTGCCCGCCCTGTTCGACCGTGCCGGCCTAGGCAACACCGCAACCAAGCTGCGCGACTCGCTGAAGGGCGGCCTCGCCGAGGAGAACGTCCTCCGGATCCTCCGCGCCGCTCGCGACGAGGCCTGGTCTGTTCGCAGTGCTCGCCTGTCCGAGCTCCGCACTCGCGTCCGCGAAGAGGTCCGGAAGC